AAACGTCGTAATCGACATCACGAGACTGATAAACCCACCACGCAGCCGTCGCCGCACGCAACGGACTGATATCCGTCGAACTCCGCGCCTGCGACCACAAGAACCCCTGACCGCTCGCACGCTTCTCCGCACCAAGAACAGCCACATCCAACGGCTGCTGCCCCTTGTGCTTCACACGCCCATTCACAAGAGCATCCGTCAACGCAGCCAACGCATTACGCATGTCGGACGTGTCCAACTGCGTCACCGTCAGGCCGGCATCCTCAAGCCGTGGGATCAGGTGCGCGTTCTCCCCGAACTTGTCCACCACAACCCGATCAACGCCCAACCCCGAGCAGATTCCCGCAACCTCAGACGTGATGTAGTCATCCGCCCACTGCGCATCCATACCCAGCTCGTACCGGGCCACATCAATCAAGTCGATGCCGTCAGACTCGCCAGCGACGACAACCGCGTACGACTGCCGCATACCCGTCCGAGTGTCCACCGCCACCACCGGAGACCCAGTCACAACGTAGGAATCATCAACCCGGTTCGCATCCCACACACCCGCAGGGAACGCACTCTCACGCACCGAGTCAACCCACTGACACAGGACCTCAGTGCGAAACACGTTCTCCGGATCGGTCGCAGCAGCCGCAGCGATCGCACGCTCCGAAATCGTGTACCCCAACGACGGGTTAGCCTCAGCCCACCCCCCCCGGTCAAGAACATCCCGACCCGGAGCAGCCGACCACTCGAAGACCCCCAACGACTCATCGACCGCCTCAGCGCCAGCCGAATCGGAACCGTTGATCCCATCCGGGTCACCCACGCCAAGATGCGCCAGCAGGCGAAGATGCCGCAAGACCACCGAATGCCGATCCCCTGCATTGGACGCACCCCACACCTGAGCACGAGCACGCGCCATCGTCGTCTTCGTCACCGCCGACCACGCATCCCACGTCTGATGCTCACGCAACTCATCCAGCAACACCAGATCACCAGACAACCCACGACCACCACGACGAGAAGCCGCAGCAACCTTGTACCGCTCCCCCGTCGTCAGACGAAGCGCCTTCTTCCCATTCGTCTTATCGACGTGCTCAATCATCTCCGCCAGCTCGGGAATCGTCTCCGCCATCTCACACGCGGCAGACCACAACTCCTCCGAGATGTCCAAATTCTGCGCCGTGCCAATCACCAACGGGGCACCGTCGGCGTACATGCGCCACAACGCCAACGCCAACATCACCGTCGACTTGCCGTTCTGCCGAGCCACAAGAAGAACCACCGTGCGGAACCGATACGTGCCATCCGCGTTCAGCTCGAGCGCTCTGACAAGAAGCCATTTCTGCCAAGGCAACAACTTGAGCTCGAGGATCTGCTCCGCGAACTCAATACACGCGAAACCCTTAGACGTAGCAGGCGTCAACTCCCGCAGAGGCGGAGTAAACACCCGAGGCGTCTCACTACCCCGCAACGCCCCCACGGAGAGCGACGAGCTTTGCAGCCTTGGCACTAGCCCCCGCCTTCTTCACATCCAACGACTTCCGACCAGCCGGCGACAAACCCAACTGATCGCAATACTTCAAATACGCAGACAACGAAACGTTGTCGTTCTGCGGCACAGTCGGACGCGACCCCGAATCCGCCGCATCATCCAACGCCCACTCCACAATCCGATCCCACGCCTGAATCTTCCGAGCCAACGCACGCAACGCCTCAACCGCGCCCGCATCCATATCCGTCAAATGGTCGGCGGCTGCAATCGCCCGTTCAGTCTCAGCAACCAAATCAAGGTTCTCAGCCGTCAATGCCGACACTCCCTTTCCGCGCGACCCCCTGCCCAACACGACGGGGGGAGAAAAATGATCAGTCGCGGTCTTCCGCGCGTTGTCAAACCTAAAAAATGCCGCGGATTCCGAGGCCCTCTTGTGCTTTGTGTGCGGTTTCCGTCGTTTGGTAGCGGTTTTGCTACGGCGGGTTCAGTAGGCCGGGTTTCGGTACACCGACGAGCGGGGGTCGCCCCTGCGCTTCCGGTTCGTACGGTTCGCTCCGTCTGTGTAGTTGCACTTCATGCATTGCGGTCCGTAGTTGTTGGGGTCGAGGAGTGCGCCGCCATCCTCGAGGGCTGTGTAGTGGCCGAGGGTGATGGATTGCGGGTGCCCCTTGGGTGCTGCCGCGTACAGGGTTTTGCGGCACGACCAGCAGGGTTGTTCTTCGCCTCGGCTTTTGAGCTCGCGGAGGGCAGCCATGTACCGTCTGCCGCTGCGCGGGTTGGTCATGCCTGGTCGTGGTCGAGGAGGTCGATGACTTTGCAGGACGCCGTGTGTGTGGTCTCCCACTCGTCCAGCACGGGAGTCAAGTCGTCAGGTCCACCGACTGCCGGGTAGAAGCTCACAAGACACCTAACGTTTCGAGGTGTTGCCGCATGATGCCGTGGTTGGCTGCGTGAACGTACTCCTCGAGGAGGGTGAAGTTCGCGTCCGCATGGTCTTTCGATGCGGGTGGATGCCAGAGGGCACGTAACGCTCGAGGTGCCGGTTTGGGTGCTTCGCCGTGTAGGGCAGTGAGGGCGAGTCGCCAGGCGGTGTCTTCGCTGCCCCACCCGTTGAAGCGTTCATCGAACGGTATCCATGCGGAGCGGTGGCAGGCGATGATTGCAATGCAGAACGGTGCCATTTGGGTGGTGGGGAACAGGTTCGGGTTGGCCCCGTTGAGGATGTGTTCTGTGTCTTCGGGCGTGTATTCGCGGGTTTCGGTGAATACCGGAGCCCACCCCGTTTCGGTGGCGATCTCGACGGCGGCGGTGATCGCTTCCACATCGGGTAAGTGGTCCGCGCCGAACGTTACGACGACATCGCCGGTCGCTTTATCGAACGCGTTGTTGAACGCTTGTGCTGCGTTGAACGGACCCGTGCCGGCTTCCTCCCCCACGACGAGCTCGAAGGAAGTGTTCTGCCACCGTTGACGGCAGTATGCCCACAACCTATCGCGGTGCCCTCCGTCGGGACGGTAGGGGATGAGGATGCTGACGTTCACTCTTCGTCCTTGTCAGCGTCCGGCGAAGGGATGACGAGAATGGTCGAATCGTCCGGTACCCACACCCACATCAGACCGCTCCGAACAATTCGGACAGGCGATGCCGCATTGCGTCATCCAACTGGTCGGCGACGGTTGCCCACTCCCTTGGGGTAGGCGGGTTGAGGCGTTTCTCTACCTCATCGGCAGCTTCAACAACCTCAGGCACTTCGATCACGCTGCTACCCTTTCCCCGTCTACCGCCAGCGGCAGGCCGTGTGATGGGCGCGCTACGGTTTTCCGCAACCGCCACTCCATAACGGTCCGATGGGACTTTGATCGGTTACATGGCGCGCATGCGGGCACGAGATTGCCGATGCCATGGTTGCCGCCTCGAGCGATCGGCACGACGTGATCCCACTCACATCTGTTGTCAGCAGTGAAGACCGATTGGCAATATGCGCACCGGTTGCCGAACCTTTCTATGCATCGCCGCAAGTCTTGCCGGCTTACTCGAAATGACCCTGCCTGCTGCACCCGTGACCGACGAACGTGCGCCGCCATGCTGTAGTAGTGCTGCATGCGTTCGCGGTTCTCGCTGTAGTACCGCTTGCCGTACTCGCGCTTCAATTGAAGCCGGTGAGCCCGCGTTTTCTCTCGGTACTCAGCGTCGTAGGCGCGCTTGCGCTCGCGGTTTTCGCGTTGCCAGTCACAAGCGCGTGCAATGGTTTCCTTGCGCACTTGCGGGTACCGCTCACGGTCATAGCGTCGTTTGAGCTCGCGCTTGCACTCGTCGGAGCAAACCTTCCTAGAGCTTGTGCAGTCAAAGGTGGTCCCGCAGTTCTTGCAGGCGATACCATTGGGCATATCAACTCCTCACCGAGTTGGTCGCGCCCCCGGACAGTTACAGCTGTCGCGGGGGTTTATAGGATGGTCAGGGAACTCAAGTCAAAGCCGTCATCGGTTACGTCGAAGACCAACAAGCCAGGGTCGGAATCGCGGCCCGACAACTGCCGGAACCAATCAGATCCCGCATCCAACGTCGGAGCGCCCAACCACCACCGCTGACGGCCCGACAAAGGGTTACGGCCAGCCACAGCCGCACCAAACGAATGATGGTGCCCGGTGACCAACACGTCAGCATGAACGACAGCCTGAGCGCCGAACGTCTGCTTTTCCCACCACGTAATCGCCTGACCGCCGCGGAACTGATGTCCATGTGTCAAACCGACGAGGGTGCCGTGCAATTCCACCGTCACGGACTCGTCAAAGTCTCGAGGGCGCACAAAGCTGACATTCATTGACGCAGCAGTGGTGATCTTCTCCACCTGCTTATGAACATGCAATCCGAGGTCGTCCTGCGGGTTCCCGAGCTGCTGCTTTCCATTTCGCCAGGCAGTGTGATTCGACGGCACCCCTGCCACCGTAACCGGCGCGTGACGATGCAACTGTTCGATGAACAACCACAGTTCAGTGCCGTACACATCCATTTGCTGCGCCAACGACAGATCGTTGGTGAACATCGGATTGCCGCCGGAATTGAAGTTCTCGAACCCGTCGCCAGCATCCGCGAGCATGATGTGTGAAGGTTGACGCGATGTGAGGACGGGTTCAAGTCGTGCGCGGGTTTCCGCGAGTCTGTCGATGAGTTCTGGTGTGCCGCCGCGAGATCCGGTCTTCCCAATCTGCGGGTCGGCAAACACAACCACGGTGGCTCGGTTCGCGGTCGAGGGGGGGCGGGGTTTGCGCGGCCTCCTGGCAACCGCATACAACGTCGGCAAATCCATTTCGGAACGCTTCCGCGTAAACCTGGCACTGTACGAGTACAGATTGATCAGATCACGGTCACCCGAATCGGTGCGTTTCGACTGCTGCCACACCGACATTCGCACCGTGTCATCAACAACCTCGAACACGGCAGGGTCCAAGTTGAACCGGGAAAACACATCAGACCAGTCCGAAATCGGTTCACTGGTTTTGATGCCGACGAACTCTCCCCCGTCCGGGGTGAGATCCACACGCCCCAAATCTTCCGAAACGGGTTCGGTGCGAGCTCGAGCAGCATTGGCAAAGTCACCCACACGCGCACCGGTCACCAGACGGCCCGTACCGTCTCCGGTGACGGGCAACACTAGACCGTCCCGGCAACTCCATGTCGGAGTAGCGGGCCGCGAGTTCTTCCTCGATCGCAGTCGAGGTGATGGATCTGTCCGCGAAGGCGGCTTCAATGTCAGCCGCAACCTCAGTCGGCAGGGTGGCGAGGAACACGCCCACTTTGCAGGGGGTGCGGGGTTTCCACGTCGAGCGGGCTTTTGCCGCTTCTGCGAAAGACATCAGACCCCCTTGAGGCGCGGGGGTGGGCCGCGGTTCGACGCGACCCACCCCCGGAATGACAGC